CACCGGTTACACTAACTGGGAAGGAATTACTGATAAAATGCTTGATCCAGTCAATCATTTGGATGATTGTAATCTTAACCACTATTCATTGCAACTAAGCTTTTATATGTATATGATCATAAAACATAACCCAAGATTAAAACCGGGTAAGATGATTATTGAGCATATACTTTTTAAAGAAGCTGGTAAAGATGCTTATGATAATCGTGTTGTGTTATATGACCAGTTTGGTGAGCCTGTAGTAGATAAAATAATACAATATGAAGTACCATATCTAAAAACTGAGGTTATAAATATTATAAATAAGCTAAGAGATAATGGCAAAGCTTAATGAAAACATACCATCTTTTAAGTGTTTAGTTAAAGCATCTTACTTTACTAAAAATGCTGAAGATGATAATACATATCATCAGGCTTATGCCTTTGGTATTCAGTCTATTACAACTAAAATTCTTACGTTTCATATAATGACTGATTACGGAATGCTTAGATCTCGAGTACCGTTATCGGAAATATACATTAAAGAACCAGAAAACGATATACCTTTTCATATGAAGCAACTATGGGATTGCTTTTCTGAAAATGTAACAGTTACTTCATATTTGCATCTTAAAGAAAAAAAATGCCAAGTAATTCTTAAAGATAAAAGCTTTATATGGGCTACATATATGTTTACAGTAGACTGGTATGATAATCCCTATTCTGATGAACCAAGTGATTATAAATGCGGACATATACTTGTAGCAGATGATGGTTATTTATTATGTCAACCTAATAACAGAATATTTTGGAGAGATTCAAATTGGGTAACAAAAGAATTTCCAATAGAGCCTAAGCAAATTAAAGTAGATACATCTTTGCCATCCGTAGAAAGTGTATCTAATAGGTGGATTACAGAAGATACGGATAGTTTTTACTATAATTTAAATAAAGATGATAGTCAAGTTATTTGATATACAAAATAAGGTTATTGTTCCTAGTGAGCATTGCTATACCATTACAACCTTAAAAAAAATTATGGATGATTATCCTGAGGATTACCTTAAGATATATCAATACTTGTTTTATATGACATGTCCTAATCCAGATCTAAATCCTTTTTTTAATCTTGCTGAAGATGACAAAGAAGAGATTATATTAGCAGAAATAAGTGCAGAGTTTAGTCCTGAGGATGATGGTATTCCAGGTGCATTAGATCTCTGCAAAAAACTATATGAAACTCCAACTATGAGGGCGTATAATGGTATTAAGCAAATGCTTGACCGTTTAGCAAACTATATGGCCACAACAAGTATAACAGATGGGAGAGATGGTAATATTACAGCGCTTACTAACACAGCAGCAAAATTTCAGCAAATCCGTGAAGCCTACAAAGGCGCATACAAAGATCTTCAAGAAGAACAACAAGGTAGGGCTAGAGGAGGAGCCGGGCTTGCATATGACCAAATGTAATCTATCAAACTTTTTTATCTACTATTCTTGTGAAACAGAAGAGTGGATGGCTATACCTAGGGATAATTTAAGTACCTTTATGAACAGTTATTCTTTACCTAGTAAGGCTAAAGACATTGACTTACTAATAAAACTTATAGAAAATGGCAAAGCAAAACGTTGAAAAGACTGCTCCAAAAGGAGATATTAAGTTTTCTATTACCTTATCTGAAGAGCAAAAGAAAGCAAAAGAGTTAATTCTCAATGCTCCTTATAATTTCTTATTAGGTAATGCTGGTTCTGGTAAAACTTTACTTGCTGTACAGGTGGCCCTTGATATGTACTTTAAGAGAAGAGTAAACAAGATTGTTATAACAAGACCTACTATATCTACTGAAGACAACGGTTTCTTACCAGGTTCTGAGAAAGAAAAGATGGAACCTTGGCTTGTGCCTATTAAGTCTAATATGAGAAAGGTTTATGATAAACCGGATATCTTAAATAAACTTGAAGAACAGGAGGCTATAGAGCTTGTATCTCTTACCCACTTTAGAGGTAGAACTTTTGACAACTGTGTATGCATAGTGGATGAATTTCAGAATCTTACTAAAGCCCAACTGCAGATGTGTGTAGGACGTTTAGGTAAGGATTCTATTATGATCTTTACTGGTGATCCTCACCAAATAGATTTAAAGTTTAAGAATGAGTCAGCTATACATGAGGTACCTAAGTTAGAGAAATCTCACTGGGTTAATAAAGTAATTCTTTATGATAACCATCGCCATGAGGCACTTAGTGAAATATTAAAGCTTCTTAATGAATACTAATATAGAAATACCTACTTGGGAAAACGGAGAGTGGACAACTACGTCTTTTAATTCACGTGATGAGTTTAAAGACTTTGTGTTTAGTATTTTTAAAGAACCTGGGCAATATCAGTTTGATGAAACTTCTAGAATGTTTAATGAGCAGGCTAGAATATTTAATGATATAGGATTTTATTGTAAAGCTCCTCAAGGAACTAAAGATTTTATTGTTTATTGGAATGACCAAAAGAATAAATGTAGAACCGGAGTAATATATAAAAACAATGGTAATAGCTGGTATATACCACGTGATTACTACATGTGGCTAAACTTCCTACCGATATTTAATAAAGAAACACAAAAGTTTGGATTTGCTGATGTACGTGATGCTCAGTATCACATGGCTTTATATGAAGCATTAGCAGAACTAAACTATAAACATGCAGCTATATTAAAGAAACGTCAGATTGCATCTAGTTACTTTCATGCTGGTAAACTAATTAACCAGATATGGTTTGAAGAAGGGATTACTCTTAAAATGGGGGCTAGTCTTAAAGATTATATTAATGAGAAAGGTACTTGGAAATTCTTAAATGAATATGAGGCTTTCTTAAATAAACACACTGCATGGTACCGCCCAATGAACCCTAATAAGGTTATGATGTGGCAGCAGAAGATTGAAATTGTAGATCCGCTTAATAAGCGTAAATCAGAAGTAGGTCTCAAAGGTGTAATGCAAGGGATGTCATTTGAGAAAGATCCTACTAATGGAGTAGGGGGACCATGTAAGTACTTCTTCCATGAAGAAGCTGGTATTGCTCCTAAAATGGACACAACCTTTGAATATATCCGTCCTGCAATGAAGTCTGGGTTTATGACTACAGGTATGTTTGTAGCAGCAGGATCTGTGGGAGATTTATCTCAATGTGAGCCACTTAAAAAAATGATTACACGCCCGGATGCAAATGATATTTATAGTGTTGAGTCTAACTTAATAGATGAGACCGGGCAAATAGGTAGAACAGGATTATTTATTCCTGAGCAGTGGTCTATGCCACCATATATAGATGAGTTTGGTAATTCTAAAGTAGAAGATGCACTTAAGGCATTAGATGAACAATTTGCTGAGTGGAAACGTGAACTAGATCCACAAGAATACCAGCTACGTATCTCCCAGCACCCTAGAAATATCAAAGAAGCATTTGACTTTAGAACTGTATCAGTATTTCCTAGTCACCTTATTACAGCACAAACAAGACGTATTGAGGAGAAAATGTATGCTTATGAGTTTTTAGATATATATAGGGATGACAAAGGTCAGGTAGCTACTAGAGAAACTAATAAGCTACCTATATCAGAATTTCCAATAACTAAAAATACTGAGGATAAAACGGGTACATTAGTAGTATGGGAAAAGCCTGTTAAAGATCCTGAGTTTGGGATGTACTATGCAAGTATTGACCCCGTGGGTGAAGGTAAAACAACTACCTCAGAATCATTGTGTTCTATTTATGTGTACAAAGCTCCGGTTGAAGTAACTCGTAATGATGGAGAAAAGGTTGAAACTTTTATTGAGCATGATAAAATAGTAGCTGCCTGGTGTGGCCGCTTTGATGATATAGCTAAAACTCACGAGCGTCTAGAGATGATTGTTGAGTGGTATAATGCATGGACTATTGTGGAAAATAACATTAGTTTATTTATCCAACATATGATTCATCGCAAAAAACAAAGATATTTAGTACCTAGATCTCAGATTTTATTTTTAAAAGATATAGGTGCAAATGCTAATGTATTCCAAGAATATGGTTGGCGTAATACTGGTACTTTATTTAAAAGTCATATGATAAGTTATGCAATTGAGTTCTTAAGAGAAGAATTGCACCAAGAAACTGCAGATGATGGTAAAGTAGTTAAAACAACCTATGGTGTAGAACGTATTCCAGACATCATGCTGATGAAAGAGATGATGGCTTATAGAGATGGTGTAAACGTCGATAGGTTAGTTTCATTTGCTGCGCTTATAGCTTTTGCTAAAGTACAGCAAGCAAATAGGGGTTATAAAAAACGCTATGAGGAAACTGGAGCGGCAAAAAACTTGGATAACTCTAATAAATTCAGTAAATTAAATAAGAGCCCTTTTCGTCACATTGGCAATGGGGGCCATACTTTTAGTGGTATGAAATTACCAAGACAAGCATTTAAAAACTTAAGATAAGTTATGGAAATATACAATGCCATGCAGGTAAAGGCCGGGGCCAAAGTTGAGTACAACAAAATGGGTACTCTTAATCAGCCTATTCAGTTTTTACCTAAAGATAAAAAAGATAAAGACTGGGCTAACTGGAACCTAGACTGGCTAGAATGGCAAGGCTTGCGCGTAGTGCGTAGAAATGCACGTCGTTTCTTAAAGAACTATAAGCTTGCTAAAGGTATTATAGATAAAACAGACTACATTGTAGAAGAGGATAATGAGTATGCAGATCTTATTGAAACATTGACTCAAGAAGATGTAAGTGCATTAGAGCTTAAGTTCTATCCTATTATTCCTAATGTAGTTAATACGCTTGTTGCAGAATTTGCAAAACGTAATACACGTGTTACATTTAGAGGTGTTGATGAGACATCTTATAATGAAATGCTAGAGCTTAAAAGAGCTGAGTTAGAAAAAGCTATTATTGCTGATGCTGAAGAGCAAATGAAAATGACTTTATCAGAGATGGGTATTGCTGAAGATAATGAGCAATATCAACAAGCAATGGCTCCTGAAAGTATTAAGTCATTACCACAAATTGAAAGCTATTTTAGTAAGACTTATAAATCAATGGTAGAGCAATGGGCTGAGCACCAGCTTCAAGTTGATACAGAACGCTTTAAAATGGATGAGCTTGAAGAGCGTGGATTTCGCGATATGTTAATTACAGACCGCGAGTTCTGGCACTTCAAGATGATGGAGGATGATTATCAAATTGAATTATGGAATCCAATACTTACATTTTATCATAAGTCACCTGAAGTACGCTACATGTCAGATGCTAGCTGGGTGGGTAAGTTTGATATGATGACCGTAGCCGATGTTATTGATGCATATGGCTGGCTTATGACTCAAGAACAACTAGAAAGTCTTGAGGCAATTTATCCAGTACGTTCTGCAGGTTATCCTATTCAAGGTTATCAAAATGATGGTAGCTACTATGATGCTACTAAGTCACATGACTGGAATACACAAATGCCATCTTTAGGATATCGCCAGTATACTTCTATGTGGGATAACACTCTTGTAGGAGGTGATATTGTAAACTGGATCATGCGTGATACAGAAGACTTTTTTGACTATGGTACAATTAACTTATTACGTGTAACTACAGCATACTGGAAATCTCAGCGTAAAGTAGGTCACTTGACTAAGATCTATGATGATGGTACAGTACTTCAAGATATTGTAACAGAAGATTATAAAGTTGTAGATAAACCTATTTATAATACACGTCTTATCAAAAACAAGTCTAAGGATAACTTAGTATTTGGTGAGCACATAGATTGGATTTGGATTAATGAGGTGTGGGGTGGAGTTAAGATTGGTCCACATCACCCATCATTCTGGGGAACTAAATCTCCTGGAGGCATCAATCCTATATATTTAGGAATGAACCAAAATAATATTGCACCAATGAAGTTCCAATTTAAAGGTGATAATTCACTTTATGGTTGCAAACTTCCTGTGGAGGGCTCAGTATTCTCAGATCGTAATACGCGTTCTGTAGCTCTAGTAGATTTAATGAAGCCTTTCCAAATTGGTTATAACATTGTAAATAACCAGATTGCGGATATCTTAGTAGATGAACTTGGTACTGTAATCTTACTTGACCAAAACTCTTTACCTCGTCACTCATTAGGAGAAGACTGGGGAAAGAATAACTTGGCTAAGGCTTATGTGGCAATGAAGAACTTCCAGATGTTACCATTGGATACTTCTATTACTAATACTGAAAACCCACTTGCATTCCAGCATTATCAAAAACTTGATCTTGAGCAAACCAATCGCTTGATGACTCGTATTCAATTGGCTAACTACTTTAAGCAGCAAGCCTTTGAGGTAATTGGTATTACACCACAACGTATGGGTCAGCAAATTGGGCAAACTAATACAGCAACCGGTATTGAGCAAGCTGTATCAGGATCTTATGCACAAACTGAAATGCTATTTGTTCAGCATAGTGATTACTTGATGCCACGTGTACATCAAATGCGCACGGACTTAGCTCAGCATTACCACTCAACTAAGCCGTCACTACGCCTTAGATATATTACTAATACAGAAGAAACTAAGAACTTTGAGATGAATGGTACAGATCTTCTCATGCGTGATCTTAATATCTTCTGTACTACTAAAGCTAATCATAGAGCTGTACTTGAGCAGTTAAAACAACTTGCTATCCAGAATAATACATCTGGTGCTAGCATCTATGATTTAGGTAATATCATGAAAGCTGAGTCTATTGCTGAGGTTGATCAGATTCTTAAGAAGTCTGATGAGCGCATGGAAAGACAACGTCAAGAGCAAATGCAG